CATTTTATCCGTGTTTTTTAACTATTCATACCCAAACCGTTAGCGTGAATTTACTCATCCATATAGCGTTTATTACGCAGGAATCGAATGGCATACAACATTTCACGGCTGTGTGCTTTACAGTCGAACTTATACCGTTTAATGGCTCCAATGGCTTTGGCTTTTTCGTTATCGGGCATTTTGCGCCAGTAGTCCTCGGCTTGTTTACGGTCTTTTTTAAGTCCGTACTCTTCCCAAAAGTGTTCGAATGTGAGGTTAGTGCAGTCTTTTAGTTCTCCTTTGCCTGCAATTTTAGGCAGGTCGCTTTGTGCAAACGGAAAGTTATTGCTTAAATATACCAGCTGCTCATCGGTTAGCATGGCATTGTTTTCAAATTTTACCAGTACTCCCTCGGCATCGTAACCGAATTTCATATAACCGGTAAATCGTTTCGATGTAAAAAGATACTCGTTCATTACTCATCCAGTTTTTTAATGGCTTCACGCAGTTGTTTGGCAAAATCACGCTGTTCTTTCAGCTCCAGTTCGGCATCTTTTTTACTGCCGGAGTAATCGCCTTTTTCAATCTGATCGTTAAGCATAATCGCTTCAGCATTAACTCCTGCCAGGGTTCCTTCAAGGTATGCTATAACTTTATCCATTTTTAAACAGGTTTTTAACAATAAATTCACAAATACTGTTGGTATCGTAGCCAAACAAGGCTCCCAGTAAATAATGTTCGGCGGGCGTTTTAGGTTCTTTAGGCAGCTCATCAATAACATAAGCCAGTACGGGGTTTTTATAAATATATAGCTCACCCCAGCCTTTACTGTTAGTGGTAGTTTTAAACTCCAGCTTAAACTCTTTTACCAGCTCAACCACCTCGTTGTGGTACCGCTCCTGGTAAGCTAATACACTTACAGGTTTTCCACGTTGTACCAGGTAACAATGCTCTGCTATTTGCCCTCTTAAAAAATCGTTCATTTTCTTTTTTTGTTATAAGCTCTGTATTTTAGCTTGGTATCGTAATGGTGTTTAAGCATGCCCCGGGAAAGCAACTGCACATTATACCGTATGCAAAACTCCATTTCTATGGATGCTCCAAAGCTGGCAACCCAACCGGGAATAAATACTGCTTTGGGGCATTGTGCCAGGTGAAACAGGCATACCTCCATTGCTTCGTGCCAATCGGTATCGGGTTTAACCAAATCGATAGGAGAAACAGCCTCGTAACCTAGCACACTCAACACGTTTTTCCAGTAGTTAAACTGCTCTTCTACTTTTTGCCGTTCTAATCCCGTTACCGGGCCTGCTATGTAAACCTTTTCACGTTTCACCCGGGTACAGTTCTTTAATTAAACGTTTGGCAGGAGTGGCTAAATATCGGTAATACGTACGCTCCGAAATAAAGAAAGTATCTTTTATTTTGTTATGATAAACCCAGTCCTGGGTAATACCCTTTCGGGTATGATCCAGTGTAATATCCTGAATTTTCACAATCCGAAGCAATGTATTTTTACGGTATTTTTCTGCCATACTATTCCTTAAATAAAATGCCTGCCAGCGTTTTTAATTCATCAAAATCAGTTATAGGCACATAAGCCCACTGATCGTTAATTTCAAGTGTTACCACCTGATCTACGGTTCGTACATGCTTATTCCCGGGCAGCACTTCACGGCTGGTAATCACATCGAGTTTAATGCCGTTCTTTTCTTTGTAAAAAGAAGTAAAGAAAAGCCTGCCTTCAGTCCATCCTGTAGGTTTAAAATGCAGGCTTGTTAACTGCTTTTCGTGTATCTCTTTTTTTACCCGGGGAAAACTCATATACTGCTAAAGTTTAAATCGATTGCTTTATAATCGCCATTATTATCACGCTCCGAAATTCTGAAATACCTGCGTGATGAAGGGCGGCGAATAGAGTTTTCAATATCCTGCATAGCACTTTGGTAAAGTTTGTCTTTAATCTTACCACGGTACTTTAACAGGTTCATTACTTTTTTGGAATCAAGCTGCCCTTTGCTGGTTTTAAAAGCATCAATAACAAGCTCTTTAACAAACTCCATTTTACCATCAATATTATCGGTTAAAAACTGGTTTAGTTTTTCACGAGCCGAGGTAATTAACAGGTCATCGAAAGTAACCCGTTCGGTAATGTTAATTTCCACTTTAATAGATCGGTTGAAATTGTACCAGGTAAAGTTTCCTTTGCGGTCGGTTGAAAGTTCTTTTTCGGCTAAAAACTTTTGGTATACCTCTTCGCATACATCGGCAAACAGCGTTTTGTATTCGCTTAATTTGTCGTGCAACGATTTGGCATCACGCAATAGTTTTGCCGATTTGGTTTCCATTAACCTTTCGGTTTTGGTGGTTCTGGAGTAAGGAATCTTATTCCCGCTTTCATCGATCCAGAACTCTGATGTTGATTTTTGGTGCATATTATTTAGTTTTTACAGTGAGACATTCGTTTTACAATGATATTCCCTTTGGACTTTTCGATTCGCACACTGCGAATCTGTGCCCAAAGCAACCCGGCAAAGAATACAATCAATGCCAGGCATACAATTAAGAATTGAGTTGATTCGTTCATGATTCCACCGAATTTAATCTATCTAATTCAGCCGCTATTAAAGCCCCTGCAATAACTAATCTTTCTTTGTATGGCTTCTTTACCATTTTAAGAAAGCGTTCAATATTCCAGTTAAATGGACAGAACTCTTCCAAATCAATATCTTCTCCATCAGCATCAAATATATCATAATCGGGACTGCATAATATTGCTGCAACATTAGCCAGCTCACCATTATCGTTTACTTCAACATCGTTTTTAATTTTGATCTGATGTTTATTTAATTGTTCATCCCTTTCCTGGGCAATTAGTTCTATTCCTGTTTTATTCATCATTATTAATTTTTAATTCATAATTATATCAAGGCATTGCTGCGCTTTCTGAATAGCTTGTTTGGTATTTACCACAAGTTTCTCCAGATCTTCATCGTTGGTTTTTCTTTCGTACATTAAACCATGATGAATTTTCTCCAGTACTTCTTTATTATCGGTTATTACCCGGTTAAGTTCCTGCTTTACTTTTTTCATGGCTATCGGGTTTAAATGAGTTGCCAGTCGTGGGCAAGTAAATCCTCGTTAGTAGGTACAAAAGGATATCGTACTCCTGTGCTAAGGCACAGCTGCATGAGTTGGTTTTTGTAGATCATAATCACGGTGTCGTTTTTAATCACCTGGCGTTTTACAAATACGCCTTTTTTCATAAGGGTTAATGCTTCGCTAAAGTCGATCATCATTTTAAGGTATTAGTTAATAGATTTTTTAAGTTTTTCGAGATCGGTAATAATGCGGTTTACATGCTTAATGTAAATCTCTGCAACTTTCCGGCGTATAGGGCTAATGAGTTTAGCCGTGCGAACATCACAGTAAAGGTTAAGCTCTTCTTTTTTAAGGGCTATCAGTTTTTCGAGATGCTCTTTATCCTTCATACCGCTCCTCCATCTCGTTCAGTTTTTCTTCCATTTCCTGTGTATCTTTCAACACGGCATTGTAGGTTCCCCGGTTTTTATTAGCCGGATCGTTGAGCCATTTCCTGCGCTTTTCAATTAACTGCGCCAGCGACTCAATTTCTTTGAGGAGAGTATGATCTCTCTTCACTGTACGTGCGTGTGCGTGCATAATCTTTTGATTTACGTTTGGTTAACTGCTTAATTTTCCAGCGGGCATTATTTAAATCCCGCTTTTTTTGTTCATAATCAGCATGAGCGGCACCATGCTTATTAATCCAGAGTACCAGCTCGGTTTCTCTGCGGTGCCAATCGGTAAGCTGCTTATCAACCATTTTTATATAATCTCTATCTGCTTCCTGCATGAGGTTTAGGGGTTTTAGGAAATATCCTGATACTTAAATCCTTTTCGACTGTAACCATTCCGTTACCGTTGCAAAGGCTGCATATTTCTTCTTCTCTGTTTTCGTTTAGTACAACTCCATCGCCATTGCAACGGCGGCATATTTCCACATTGTGAATTTTGTAATCTCTTTTCATGTTAGTTCAGGCTTATTCCGTTAATTAATAATTGTTTGTCTTGTACCTCTTTTTTAGCTGCTATGGCCCTGAGTTTAACACAGAGTTTCTTTAGCTCCATTACATCTAATTCGTACAACAGCTTACCGCAAATTCGCTTATCGAGCATAAAGCGGTTAACTTCGTCCCAATCATCGTTGGTAACGTATTTGCCACACTTATTAATTAGGGTTAAAGCGTTGCTTCGCCACTGGCGTAATTCGTCAGTACTATTATACTTGTTAGCAACACTTTTCTGGAGGCGTGCAATAAGATCATCGATCTCATCATCGGTTAACTCTGTGGTACTCGATTTACCATACTCCTGCAAATAGTCGAGCTTATTTTCGCCCAACTTCCAAAGCAGTTTATGCACAAGTACCCGTTTTTGTTTTGTAAGCATCATTAATCCTCCTTTTTATCATCGTTTTGTCCCCAATACAGCTCGGCTTTTTCCATATCGATATCAACATATCCGCCTTTACTGTATCGGCTAACTACAAATGCCCGCAAGCCCAAAACATGAATGTATGCTTTACACAGTTTTTTTGCTTGCTTTGCAATAGCAGGGTATGGCTCTTTGCGCTCTTCGTGCCCCACGAGAATAATCAGCTTGTTATGCAACTGAGCCAGGAAGTCAACTAATCTCAAATACTTAAAATCATCTTTATAAATCAGTGCGTTATCCATTACAATAACCTGTGATGATTTGGGTTTCTGAAACTTATCAATGAGTTCAGGAACCGGGATGTATTCATCAAACAGAATCTTATCGCCTTTGGTAATTCCGGCACGTTTACAGGCTAGCTTAAACGAAACATCGACCCCTTCCTCGGCACTTATGTAGGTTACCTTTTGGTTTACAGCCAAATCACGGGCTAACCGCAACGATAACCATGTTTTGCCGTTTTTCTCGGGGCCGTATATGAGCCATAAGCCTTTTAGCTCTGCCTGTTCTCCAATCAGATCACGAAAAGCAGGCGAAGTAAACTGTACCAGCTTACCCGGGCGTTTATCATAAAGATTCTTAGTTGTTAAGCTTCGTTTTTTCATTACTGATTCAATCTTAATAAGCTTTCGGCTCTTCGTAAATCGCCCAGCATGTTATTATTATCGGATCGTATACATTTCATCACCAGTTCATCTACATTCTCACCATTTTTGGCATTCACCTGTAGCACATCACGCAATAGCTTTTTGTAAAAAGCAATCTTTTCGTTGCGCGCAACCGGAATAATAGAAGTATATCGGTTACCGTTTCGGCTAAACATGGCACGGAATCCTACTTTTTTGCTGTTAATTCCACGTTCGATCTTCTCACGCAGGCTGTCATCGCCAATCTGGTACCATCCGCATACGTTCTCGGTAGCATCAATCAATTCCAACATTTCCATGTAGGCAGTATAATGCAGGTACCCGGCATCATCGGCAATAATAATAGGCTTATCCAGTATCGATAAGTAATACTTTAGCTTCTGTTTTACCTCGGCATACCTTCCCTGGTTATCAACACCAATGGTTTTAGCCAGTGTTCGCACAAACAATTGTGTGCTCTTAGCCTGCTTACAATCGATGTAAAAGCAGTTTTGAAGGGTTCGGGACAGGTATTTAGCGGTGTGGCTTTTGCCAATACCGCACTCATCGGCACAAATAAGGCTCTTAGAGTACTCTTTACAAAAGTTTATCTCTTCTTCGATAAGATTGAAAACATCGGTTCGTGCTGTTTTCCATTTCTTATCGTTCATATTTACATCGAGTTTTGCCCCGATGTTTAACCAGGCAGAGTCACTTAATATACCTTCGGTTTCACCTTTTTTAATCCGGCTGAATATAGCCTTGTTAATGCTCCATTTTTGAGCAAACGACGCATCGCTACCACCATAATTATTACGGTCTGTTAAGAGTGCAGTGGCAACTTTTTGTTTAAATTCAGTACTAATTTGTAACATAATTTAACTTTTAGTTTGTATTAAATAATCTATTAATTGTTTTCCTATGTATTCTGTATATAGGGGGGGGATAGATTCAGCTAACTCTTCATTGGTTTTCATCCAATCAATTCCCATAGCATATTTCCATGTTTCCAGTACATTTTCTTTTGCATGTTTAAAGCGTTTACCTTTTGAACCTTTAAGTTGACCTTTTCCAATAACCTGACAATAATCTCCTTCATTTACACTTCCAATCTTTGGTGGTATTCCTGGTTGTAGAATAAAAAATGATGTTTCAAATATTCTTTTTCTAAGTACTTTTAATCCGAACATGTGTCCCATCAATACAATATCTTTCCTTAATGGAGCTTGTGGAACATTTTCCATAACATAAGGCCTACCTGTCTTTATTAAGGCCTCTCTCGTTTCAGGTATCTTATTAATATAGGATTTGCCCTTCTTTTTGTGTGTATAACTTAAAGTTGTAAATTTCTGGCAAGGTGGAGAAGCGTGCCATGCATCAAAATCTTTACGATGCTTATTTATAAATTCAATTGCATCGCATTGTATAAACTCAAATGGATAGTTTGGCTGTGGTTCAATATCAATACCAACAACTTTAAAACCTGCCATGTGGTATCCCATTCCTGCACCACCTGCTTTACAATATGTATCTGCTATAACATATTCCATTAAAATCTATCTCCTAAACTTTTATTAAAGCCCGTTTCAACAGTGTTTAATTCGAACTCCTCGGCATCGGGTAATGCTTCGGGTTCGGTGTTCAATGTTTTTTCTTTATGTAATTCAGGTATAGTAAACTTGTTATTTAAGGTAACCGGGCGTTCGTCAATTACTGTAACCGGGTTAATACTTCGCACACGGCGGCGTTGAAATCCTTCTACGGTACTTACATACTTGGTCATTGCCTCACGGTTAGCCAGGTCAACAGGTTTTTGCTCAATTCGGGCCTTTTTATATCCGGGCTTGGCAACTGCTTCGCATATATACTTATTGGTACCTCGTAAATAAACAAGGGCTTTTAATACTCTGCCATCGTTGCCATCAATCCAGTAAACATCCAACTGCTTACCTTCTACAATATCCATAAGCTTAATTAACTCTTCGGAGTAACTAATCAGGTTGTTTTCGCCCAGTAAGAATTCGGAGTTTTGAAGCTTAATAATACCTGCCCGGCAACTTGTTTCGGTTTTGTAACCTAAATATGGTAGTATGGCACGCCAGTTTGTTGGTTTAACCCCCGGGTGTTGTGTTTGTAGGAATACTTCCCAGCGGGTCATGTTCTTAATTTTAGAGTGAGGCATGTTGTTCCAGGTCTCAATATCCTTTAAGGATCCTTGTATTATTTCATCGTAAGGTATTTGTGGCACTTTGTGCCTTCCTGCCTGGTTACTTTCACTAAGAGCAAACGGGCGTGCCAGCCATCCCTCTCGCTTCTTTTCTAATTCGTATCGTAGTGGCCGGTAATAAGCTTCAATTCGTTTACCACGTGCATTGTTTGCTTCAATTCGAACGTACTGGAACATTGCACCCTCTTGCAAAAAGGTATCTTTGAAAGAACTGTTTAAAGACATTTCACACTCTACCTCGGCAGGAACATTCAAACCCCACTCGGTATAGTTGCGTACCATTTGCCTGTAAAAATCTATAATAATACCTTCTTTCGATTTTCCGTAAACCCAGGTTGTAAATGCTTCGCTTCCCAAATCAATGGCATTGTAAAACCATGCTCGTTTACTTTTAGCATATTCGAAAGGCGGCTGGCGGTCATCGATAGATATAATACTACTGGCAAATTCGGGTTGTATAAGGCTGTGGTAAGGTTTAAATTTGGTCATTAATGTTTGTCGGTTCCCACTTCGTTTGGTATGAGTAGCAATTTGGTTTCTCCACTCGGCCAGGTAGTTCATTATTGTAGATCTGCTAAGTTTCGGAAATTCTTTAGGTTGATACAGCTCCCCGGTTTCGCTGTTTACTACCGTAACATACCCGGATAAGAAACCTTCGTATTGTCGTGCCACTTCGGTTGCAGTCGGCTTATCAGCCTGTTCGGCAAACATGTCATTTAAGAACTGCTCAATAACCTCGTTAACCTTTGCCCGGTTCTTATTGCTTACACCTTTATGTATAATAGATGTATATCCTTGCTTATTATACTTCGAGAGTTTATTATACAACGGGCGTGGTTTTTCGGGCAGGGTATGAGGTACTTCTCGTTTAAAATTAACGCAATCGGATACAATTGTTTCCCAAACATCTGCAGTACTTCCTCTTAATTCTTTCCTGAATGACTTACGCATAGCCCGGATTTTGTTCAGTAAGTTTAGAACCGATGCGTTGAGTGTATACTCTTCTACTTTGAGGTCATCTAGGAATGTGTCATCAGGTTTTTTGAATTTAAGGAAGTAATCGTAAGCAGATTTATCACGCTGGTAATACTTACTGAACAAAGATTGTCGGGCTTGCTTTGGCGGATCGCCAAACTTTTCAATAAGATCGTTTTGCCACTCCAGGGGAAGACTTTCAAACACCACCAGCGAAGGTGAGTTTTTTCCCTGGTATCGCAAACGTATAATTTTTTCTTCTTTAACTCTGTGTTGAAATCCCCTTTCTCCGATAAGCTTTAAACTTTCGGCTGCCATGTTCTTACCATTATATAGGTAACGGCTTTGTACGCCAAGTATACTGTTATGATATTCGAATGGAGACATATAGTATCTTTTTCTATTCAGCAGATTCGATTTTCTGAGATTCCTTTTCTTCAACCATTGCAATCAGTTCATTTTTTATTTGCAATGCTTTACCTCGAATCGCTTTACGTTCACCCCTAGCTATGGCTCCAACATAATGCGGATGTACACCGTGCTTTTTAGCTATTATTTGATAAGGCGTAAGCTGCTTTTCTGAAAATAATTTGACATTTAAATTCATTTTTCCGTACTTTTGTGTATTGATGACAATACAAATATTATGTATTTTTTCCATAATTGCAAATATTATTATGGTTTTTTTAAATACTATTAATGGATAAAGTACATATTAAAATAAAGAAGGCTCGTAAGTTACTAGGATTCACCCAGTCGCAGGCAGGTGAATTGTGTGGTATAGATCAATATAAAATTTCTGATATAGAAAATGGGAAATCTAAATTTATTCCTAATCAATATATGGAATTTTTACATATTAACGGAATTGACCTTAACTCTATCTTTGATGATAGCTTTGAACCCAAGAAAATAGAAGAAAACATTGCGGCTGAACCTTCACCACATTACGGACGATGCAAAGAATGCGAACAAAAAGATAAGATCATTGAGGCCCAGCAAAAAACCATAAACACACAGTCTGATTTTATTGATATATTAAAAGAATCTAACCAAGATAAAAGTAAACCCGGAGAAGAAACAGCCGCATAATACCCCTATACGAATAATACATACTACTACTCGCACACACACGAATACACTTATCTTCAGCAATAGTTAAATTGCTAAATTATTTACAATCAAACACTTCCAAATTATTTAACTAATTAATAACAATAGAATAACGGTACTCTCATATTATTTTTTTGACGTTTATTTGCATGCTTAGTTTAACGATGCATCAAGTTATCTGTTATTTTATAACCTGTTTTTTGTCGCCTGTTTGTCGCCTGTTATGTCGCCTTTTGTTTTAAAACACTATTTTTTTGAACGCAAATTGACGCTCAATTAACTGTCAATTTAGCTTTGTTTTTATGGTTATTATTGGATAAAATAAGCCGTTTTAAGCCTTATAATTAAAGTATTTTGGCTATATTAGCAGTTCAGTTAAAGCAATGGAGAAAAGGC